AACTATTACCTAGTTAGAAACGAAGCTTTTAACAGTAGAACAACACCCACAATCAGTTGGCAAGTTGTTAAAATAATGTCTAATTATGACCTTAGATTAGACCGTGAGTTTAACACCAAAAGAGACGCTAAAGAGTGGCTCTATGGTTTGTGTCTTAATAACGAGGTGACAGCATGAAATATCAATCTATATTTGACATATGGTCTGTACCTGTTGACCTGCTCAAGCACGTGCAGGCTGGGCAAATGGTTTATGCTGGGAATAAGTCTAATAAAGGGCGATTCCTAGGTGTTCGCAAGTCATCGGGCACAATTGTGGTGGCATGGCAGGGTAATATACAAAACCACAGTGATAAGCTGGGTTATATTAAGACTTTAAGACAATATGCAAAAGGTGAATAAAATGTTAGATAAGATTATAGACGTGTGTTTTTCGGTTCTGTTGGGGCTAATGCTTGCAGGCGGTGCATTGGCTTATTTTGATGTGTTAGTTAAATAAAGGGATTATTATGAAAACGATTGAAAGAGAATATTTGGCTCAAGCTTATGCTTCCGCATGGCGTACAGTTAAAAGGGATAAAACAACAGTTTTAGTGCTAGATAATGGATGGTTTCAAATCCAATATGCACACGGAATACCTGCAACTAAATGCAGGGCTGAAAAGTTGTTGAAAGGTTTAGCGGTATTAGTAGGCCGATTAGAACAAATGAGAGAAGCACCAAAAAGCATGGGAGAATTATTAGAGTCTCATAAGTGACAGTTTACCATGATGAAGTGTGACAGACTTCATTGTAGTGCACTATCGCACTGTAACAGGCTACGGCCTACCATTAAAGGAAACATTGATTATGTCAACTATTGAACAAACAGCACAAGCCTTCGTCAACGGGAAATCAGCCCATTGTCACAATGCCCACACAGACGGGCAACGCTACACACTACACAGGACAATTATTGTCTACCGTAACGAGCAAGGCCAACTTGTGACAGACTGGGGAGGCTTCTATACTAAAACGACAGCCTCACACATGAACGCAGTGTTAAAGGCTTTCGGTAGTGCTAGGCGTGTTTCATACGCTAAGGCAAGGGATAGCAATGAAGGCAAAGTGACCCACACTGCATGGGCTTAAGTGACTTTGCAGACTGTAGCGTCCTGTGTTAGGATGCTATGGCCTGCAATGTTGCAGGGACAGGCTACGGCCTAACTTTAAAGGTTGAACTATGACTGATACTAAATACAATGGCTGGACTAATTACGCTACATGGCGGGTCAACTTAGAAATCTTTGATGGCTTTGACCCATTCGATAACTTCTCAGACGATCAAGCCTCCATGATGAAATGGTTGCCCGATACTCTGAAGGAATACGCTGAAGAGATCATTGAGCAGACAAGCTCTGAGGGCTTAGCGAGAGATTATGCACGTGCTTTCCTGTCAGACGTTAACTGGTTCGAGATTGCTGAGCATATGTTTTTAGATTATGCTGATGAAGAGGACATTAAAGCCTACAAAGGTGAGGTGACAGAATCATGATTAAACACTTTAACGTCGAAGTATATAAACATAAACTAGAATTGATTGTCGATTTAGAACGCAGTCATTGGTATGTATTATTTCCTAAATACGGTCAGTATGCCAGCGGTGACATTGGACATGGGAGCTTTGAAAGGAACCATAATTCTCTAATGATCGGTAAACGTCATTATTCAATAGTCTTTGACTGTGACGATAACCGAAGGCATTGGGAGGGTTGGTCGTTCTTTGATGAGGAAAAGCAAGATTATTTACCCGACACAGGACTGCTAAACGGTAAGCCAGTCTGGAAAATCTACAATGACAAAGAAAAGCTGGTAAGCACGTTATATTCTCAGGAACAAGCAGAATTTGAAGTTCTATTCCAAAAACAACAAGGTAAAACTGTTACATTTAAAAAGGTTAAACAATGAATACTAAACTATTAAAGCACACACGTGAACTATTCAAGTCTTACGATGTACCGGAACACGTGCGACGAAGTTATAGGCTTAAATGGGTGAGATCAATCAGAAACCTAGGCGATAATTGGCTATTGGCTAACCATGTAACACGTAAAAAGGAACCAACACAATGACTAAAGATCAAATTCATGCGCTTAAAATGGCACTGTTCCTTGCTCAATACTTTGTTGAAGAGCACTATGGTGATTTTATTGACAGTGAGCAGGCCAAAACAGACAATGAGCGTGTTATATTGGCACGTGAAATATTGGAACAACTTGAAACAGAGGCAACACAATGACAACCGACACAATAACCTTTAACTTTGTAGGTCAATTAGAAGACTCAGGGGCTATTGTCACTGTTCAATGTCAGATTGACGAAGACGGGGACTGCAGGGACTTAGACTCTGTGATGTATCAGGGTTTAGACTTGCTTCAAGTTATCTCACACAGTCAATGGGAGCACCTTGAATGGCAGGGATCAAAGAAGTATAAAGCTGAGAATTACGAACAACTGACCATTGACCATGACAATCAAAGCCCTTTGGAGGCCGTCTATGGCCTCTCTAAGCCTTCATTGACTATTAGGTAAGGGGTAGGTAGCCATGTTATACACTAAAGGCTCCATTGTGGGGTATGCTGGAGTAGGTGAATTCAGAACTAAAATGATAACCATTAAGTTTGATTGCTTGATGGCTGACACTGACTTAATGAATTTACTGCAACCGATTAGAGAACAATTCAATGAAATGAATGATGCTTTAGACTTTAAATTAAACCTTGAAAGTAAGGACATTTAAGATGTTATCAGATATTGACTTAAAGGACTGGATTGAACAACCATCGATCCCACTCTACGATGTACCACGTGAGACACCAGTTAAGACACCCAATGGGATGCTGTGGTTTAGTCACATTGACGGGATGTATAGCCTGAGCTATGATGACAATGGGAACCCTGTGCACATGAAAGCATGGGTGAAGGTTAACCCTTATAAAAGGAAATCAAATGATAATGAATGAATACTGCTATCAGGTAAGCCCTACAAAGGATGTATGGGTCTATGCAAGCAATGAGGAAGAGGCTGAAAGTATGGTCTATGAGCAGCTAGGTTATGACCCTGAAGAGATGGACTTGATTGAAATAAGGGAAGACGTATGAGATGCCTTGCCTGTGATCGATCATTGACAGACTACGAAGCCACTAGGAAACACGCAGTGACAGGGACATTTATTGACCTGTGTCAGCAGTGTTTTAAGACTGTGCAGGCTGATTCACACCTGCCTACAAAGGACAGGAAAGACCTTATATCTTCGGATGATATAGATGACAGTGCTGAGGATGAGAGTGATAGTCACGTTAGCGACACCAACAGTGAAGGAGACCATTGACAATCTGTACTTTGTGTGCTACCCTTTACTTTAAAGATACTACAAAGTATCTAGGATGATTCATAGAAGTTAAATACACTATATAAGTATTATTTAAGTAATATACTTATAAAGACTTTAAAGTGTAAGATTTTGTAATGTGAAACAGACATTTAACCTTGAAAGGATAATTTTATGTCTATTGAAATGATGAATGATGATGACTTTGACATGGACTTGGTACAGTATGAATGCTGGTATTGGTCTGTCATTGATAGCATGGCTGAATTAGTCATGAACAATGGTCGTGATAAGGTTATGTCTCATGTATCTGAGGCTGTCTTACACAAAGTGCACAGTGGATACGTTGTAGCCAAAGAGAACAATGAAGACCCTCTAGCATGGTAATGGCTATCTTTGTCTTCATCGTAACTTTAATTAAACTGGTACTAAGCAAATGACTATTGATGAGAATAAACCTTGGCCTTTCCCGTCACACTTTGGTGATGCCCATGAAGATGATAAGCTTAAGGCTGATTGTCTTGAACTGTTGCAGGACTTTACAGCCTTCCAGCTAAGGGGTGAAATATACTATGGCTACCTTGATGTGAGAGCATTGAAGGTCATCGAGGAACTACGTAAGGACATAGATGAAACTAAATCTAGTACGTAAACCTAAGCCTGAGTCTAAACTCATTAAGCACATTGCCTGTGATGCGTGTGGTAGCTCAGATGCCAATGGCTTATACGATGACAATCACACCTACTGCTTTTCATGCAACACTTACTACAATGAGATGGATGCTGATGAACTGTCAGTTATGCAAGATGCAGTACAACCTAGAGTGTCCTTGACACAAAGAAAGCCTCAGATGCTAGACATCAAAGGAACCATTAAATCGATACCTGATAGAGGTATTACCCTTCAAACCTGTGAGAAATACGGAGTAACACAAGAAAATGGACAGCACTTTTATCCTTACACTGACGATGCCGGAACAACAGTCGCAGCAAAACTTAGACGAGTGGCAGACAAAACTTTCAGCATTCTTGGAACATTCACGAATGCTAGGCTTTTCGGACAGCAGCTCTTTCACGCTGGTGGCAAGGCCGTCACCATCACCGAAGGAGAACTGGATGCCCTAGCAGCTTTTCAGATGAATGGTAGCCTCTACCCTGTGGTGTCAGTCAGGAACGGTGCACAGGCCGCTTTAAAGGACTGCAAGGCACAGTACGAGTGGCTTAACTCCTTCGATAGCATTGTGATCTGCTTTGATGCTGATGAGCCGGGTAAGAAAGCTTCTAAGGAAGTAGCTGAACTGTTTGGTCAGAAGGCTAAGATTGTGAAGCACCTGAGTGGCTACAAAGATGCTTGTGACTACCTCATTGCAGGTGCTACCAAAGAGTTTGTGAATGAGTGGTGGAGAGCTGAGGTGTACATTCCTGATGGCATCATCAATGCTGCATCACTGTGGGAAGAGGTGATTAAACCTGAGGCTAAGGCTGAGGCTATGTACCCTTGGAAGGGCTTGAACAAGCTCCTGTATGGTATGAGGCCAGCGGAGTTAATCACAGTCACAGCAGGTAGTGGACTGGGTAAGAGTCAATTCCTGCGAGAGATATTGTTCAATATACTGAACACTACCAAGTGGAATGTTGGAGGGTTATTCCTTGAAGAGTCCACTCGAAAGACAGCTAGAAGCATTATGAGCTTATACGCTAACAAGCTTCTGCACTTGCCTGATACACCTACCACTGAGAAGGAACTTAAAGATGCTTTCGATGCAACACTTGGTACTAATCGTGTGTATCTCTTTGACCATTTCGGTAGCAGTGACGTTGACAACATTGCCAACAGAATCCGATACATGGCTAAAGCTTGCGATTGCAGGGTTATCTTTCTTGACCACATCAGTATTGTTATATCTGGTCAAGACAATGGAGATGAGCGTAAGGCTATTGATAACATGATGACGAAGCTTCGTACACTGGTTCAAGAGCTTGAGATTACATTGATCTGTGTCAGTCACCTTCGTAGACTGCAAGGGAACCAAGGTCACGAAGATGGTGGCAGTGTCTCATTGTCTCAGCTCAGAGGCTCAGGTGCTATTGCTCAGCTGAGTGATGCTGTGATTACCTTGGAGCGTAACAGTATGGCTCAGGATGACAATGAACGTCACATGACTAAGGTAGCTGTAGCTAAGAATCGTTACAATGGTTATACAGGCCCAGCTTGTGTGCTGAAATATGATATGAACACTGGACGCATGGTTGAGATGCAGGAGGAGGTGCTATGAGTAAGGGAAGTACACCTAGACCTTTCAGTGTAGCTCAGGAGCAGTATGATGCTCGGTGGGACATGATATTTGGCAGGGATAAGGGTGACAAAGAACGTGATAGGCGTGAAGATGCCTTAGCTGAAGTACAACGATTAGGACAAGAGATTCAACCCGATGATGAGGAGCAAGATAAATGAGTGCATGGTTAATTGCTGTAGTTGGAGTGGTCTACACTATCGTAGCCATTGACTTGATCGTCAAAGGGAATACTGGTCTGGGTATAGCCTTTGTAGGTTATGCACTGGGTAACGTGGGTCTGTACATGGAGGCTGCAAAATGACACAAGATGAAATTATTAGCAAAGCAAAACAAGATGATGAAATTGAGTTAATAGACTTTATAAAGTTGGCTATCTTGCAAGAGCGTAAGATATGTGCTGAGATTGCTGAGTGGTGTATTGAAAACCATCTTGAACACCACATACCTGAGCGTATTAGAGCCAGAGGCAACGCCTCGATAAGGGGACAAGCATGACTAAAGAAGCATTGAATTTGGCATTGGAGGCGTTGGAAACCCCTTGGAATGCCCCTTATGTTGATGGTTGCGACTTGGCGTTGGGCAAGAAAGTGAAAGCCATCACCGCCATAAAAGAAGCCTTAGCCAACGAAGCCCTCGAAAAGATGGCAGAGAACGCCAGAGAGTTAGGGCTGGACTATGAGCCAGAGCAACCAAAGGTAAGAACAGGAAATTGTTTGCGGGTAGGTGTTTGCGCTTCAGAGGGTCACAAGATTGCACCACAGCGCACATGGGTAGGGCTGACGGATGAGGAAGTTAAACAGTTGTGTCTTGCAGTTGGTACTGAGCCTATTGAAGTGCGATTGATTGAAGCCAAACTCAAGGAGAAGAACACATGACCAAAGGAACCATTAAAGACGTATGGGCTGTGCATGAGAAACGTAAGGAACGTATCAGGCTCAAGCAGCGTGAGTGGGTTCAACGTAATCGTGACAAGGTTAATGCTTACAAAGCAGCCACAAAAGAACGTAAGAGAGCTGTCATGTCGATGAATGTCAATAATGTAGTCAGGTCACGTTATAGGACTGACTTCAG